ATACGCGAGGCCGCAATGATTTTGGCCGTAGACATTTTTCAGGCCCGGCAGGTTAGCCAAACCGGCGGCGTATCCATCGATGGTTTTAGCCCTAGCCCTTACCGCATGGGTAATAGCATGATCGGTAAAATTCGCGGACTCATAGCCGGATACACAAACCCTAATGCGATGGTCGGATAATGCCGGCCCCGATTACTACCTTACGTGCCTCACTAGCTGCGGCCCTTGCTAATGCTAACGTTTGGAATACCTATAGTTTTCCGCCTGCAACTATCACGGCTAATAGCGTAATCGTTAGCCCGGCAGATCCCTATATAACACCGACCAATAACGACTACGCCAATATTTCGCCGATGGCATCCTTTAGAATTATCTGCACGGTGCCGCTCTACGATAACCAAGGCAACCTACAAGGTATCGAGTCCTTGGTTTGCGCCGTATTCCAAAAGTTAGCAGCCTCGCCTATCGTTATGAATATTGGGGCCGTAAGTGCTCCGAGCGTACTCAGCGTACAAAGCGGCGATTTACTAACGACCGACATCACTATCTCAATACTAACCGAGTGGAGTTAAGCATGAGCCTAACCGATGAAGATATCGCCTTTCTTATTAAGATAGGGCAGATCACCGAAGCACCAAAAAAAGAAACAAAAACACATACACCTACTACAGAGAAAAGCGAGGAATAGGCGATGGCCGTATTTCTATCAAACGGAGTGGTCGTAACGCTAAATTCGATCGCACTCTCCGACCATGTTACAAGCGCGACAATTAACCGCGTATTTGAGGAGCTCGAAGTTACAGCTATGGGCGACTCATCTCGTAAGTTTACGAAAGGCCTTGAGACTTCTACGATCTCTCTAGACTTTTTAAGCGATACCGCAGCAGCTAACGTAAACGCAACGCTACAAGCTGCATGGGGTACGACCGTACCTATCACGCTTAAGCAAACTAGCGCAACTACGTCAGCTACTAACCCTCAGTACGCAACTACCATCCTGGTAAATAACACGACAGATATTAACGGCGCCGTCGGAGATATCGGTACTCAGAGCATCACTTTTACGTGTAACTCTCCAATCGTAATTACTACCGCACCATAACAAACTAACAAAGGGGCAAAAAATGGCACGACTCAAAATAACAAGGGCTACGGGCGAGGTAACAGAGCATCAAATCTCGCCGCGAATTGAGTACGCCTTTGAGTTATACGCAAAAAAAGGTTTTCATAAAGCCTTTAGAGATGACGAGAAACAGAGCGACGTATATTGGTTAGCGTGGGAGTGCTTACGCACTAGCGGCGAAACCGTAGCGATGTTTGGGGCAGAGTTTTTAGATACCTTGGCAAAAGTCGAGGTACTAGACGACTTACCTTTAGCTTAGGGCGCGGCACTTTAACTCATTTGGTAGCGCAACTATCAATACGGTTAGGGGTCGCGCCTCAAGCGATACTCGACTTAGATGCCGAGATGTTTAAGATGTTAGTAAAGGTATTAAACGAGCAAGCGGAGGAGGCTAATAAAAATGCCGGTAGCTATAAAAGGCGTACGCGAAACCGTTAAAGCTCTCCGTAGGCTTGATCCTGAAATGCTTAAAGAGATGAACGCCGAGGTACGTGCGGCTATGTTGCCTATCCGGGACAAGGCACGAGGCTACGCGCCAAGTCCTCAGCCCGATAATCTTTATATGTGGCGAGAGGGCAGCGCAGGTAAAACCATAACCGCACGTAACTCGATGTTTAGGACCTTTAATACTGAGGGTCGTTTACGTATGTTTCCACTTTATGATGCAGAGACCGTTAAAAAAGGTATCTATTACTCTCAGGCTCCTAGTAAGAAAAACCGCAACGGATGGCAAGCTCTTTATTTTGTAGCTAATAAGTCTGCCGCCGGTGCCATTTATGAAACCGCCGGACGTAAAAACCCGGGCGGTGATCCTAATAGCCGATCTAATAACCCGGGCGCAGGTGCTCATTTTATTAGCCGTATGGGTCCACTCTACGGAGACAAGCAAGCCGAGCGCGGCCGTATGATCTATCGCGCTTGGAAAGAGGACCAAGGCAAGGCTCAAGATGCCGTATACAGAGCTATAGAGAAAACCGTAGATAACTTTAATAATGGCCGTTACGGTATGGCCACTTACGCGTTGGCCGCATAATGGCGTTACCTAATTTAATTGTATCCGCCGCCGCAGAGTGGAACGGTAAAGCCTTATCTAAAGGCTCTAATCAGATTAAAGGTTTTGAGAAAACCGTAAAAAATTTGGGTCGTACCCTTGGCGTAACTTTTAGCGCCGCAGCTCTTTTAAGTTACTCTAAAAAAGCCGTAGCAGCTTATGGCGAGCAGATCGCAGAGGCTAAGCGCCTCGATACGGCTTTACGTAACTTAGGTTTTAATTTTGCTACCGCCGAGGCAGAGGGTTACATCGATGCTATAGAAAAGGCTACCGGTGTTAATCGCGACGTGCTCCAACCCTCATTTATCCAATTAGCTCAGGTAACTAGATCTACCACTATTGCTCAATCGATGCTTAACACCGCACTCGATGTAAGTGCCGGTACGGGTATGGATCTAGTCTCAGCTACTAAAATTTTAAGTCAGGCATACGTAGGTAATCTTAAAGGCCTACGCCAATTAAATTTAGGTTTAACTCAGGCAGAGTTAGCAAGTAAGTCATATCTTGAGATAGAAAAACTTATCGCAACACAATATGCAGGCCAATCTAAAAACGCGGCAGACTCTTACGCAGGATCGATAGCTCGCCTTAAAATCGCGGCAGAGCAGGCAAGCGAGCAGATCGGCGGAGCTCTAGTAACGTCTCTTGGTACATCTGCCGGCGGTATGGATAAACTGATCGACAAAGTCGATGGGGCTGCGGACTCCATCTCTGGACTTATTACTAACACGGCATACCTAGCTAAAGAGCTTGGCAATTTATTTTCTAGTATTCCGGGCGCAGGTGTTTTAGAGGATGCCGGTAGAGCTCTTAAGAATTATCTCGGTAGGTTTTCGATCGGTGCTTTACGTCGAAATGTAGATATAGTTTTAGGCCGCCAAGGTGGTTTCCCTCAGGGCTTACCTGCGGACCTTAAGAATTTTCAGAGCCAAACTGAGAAAACTAAAATGGACAAAGAAGCTCTTAAGCGCCAAAAAGAGCTCATCGCTTTACAGAAAAAAGCCCAACTAGCAGAGAAAAATAAACTTTCGTTATCAAAGGCGGCGGCCGTATTCGACAGTAACCGCATCTCTATCGCGGCGGCTCTACGTGCTACCTATGATAAAGAAACGATCCTACGCCTCGAGGCCTTACAGGCTATTGAGGAAGATAACGGCGACCTTGCTCTCCGTAAAATCGGTGAGCTTGCAGCCCTGCAAAAAAATGCAGACATGGCCAAACTAGCCGGTATTACGCAGGTCAGCGAGGCAACTCTCTCAGCTCTTAACACGCAACTATTGACAGAGCTAAAAGGTATTAACGATAGCAAGATGGCAGAAAGCGAAAAGGAGCGTTTACGCGATATCGCTTTTGGTAAGTACAACGCAGCTATTACAGCCGCCGGTGATTTAGCGGCTAAAGAAAGTTATAGCGAGCGCGTACAGATCCAACTTACAGAAATTGCTCGTTTAGCTGCTATTAGTAGGACTACGAGCGCATCAAATACTGCAACTTTATTGCGCGAGTCTGCCGAGTTATCAATGATAGACCGAGTAGCCAAGGCACAAAAGGCGGCCGATGAGGCTCGACTAAAATCACTACAAGATTACATAGCGCAATTAAACAGGATGCCAACCGTAGGAGGCTTAGGAGGCGGTCCGGCAGGAGGCGGTCCGGCAGGAGGCGGTCCTTTAGGAGGCGGTCCAACAGGAGGCGGTCCAACAGGAGGTAAACCTCTTGGTGGTAAAACGGCCTTTGAGTTAGAGCAAGAGGCAGCACTCAAGAAATTTTTTGAGGCAGAATTAGCAAGACGAGCCGCTGAAAAAGCTGCTGCCGATGCTGCCGCTAAGGCTGCCGCTGAGGCTTTACAAGGTGTTGGACGAGGCATAACTGAAATTGGTTTGGTTGGCGAAAAGATCGATTTTATACCTAAGGCAGAAGCTACCGCAGCTAACATCGCAGCTATTTTAGAATATGCAGATGCCGCTACTGAAAGAGCTAACGCTATTGCTACTTTATTAGAGTCGTCTAATATGCGAGATATGGAAATTTTAACTGCTCAGGCGCTCGGCAACTCACAATACGGTTTCCAATCTTTCCAATCTGCCGAGGCAAAAGCGCTAGTTGCAACAGGTAACGGAAGCGTAGGCGGAGGTATTGGAGCTTTTGATCGAGATATCAATATTACGGTAAATACTGGGGTGGGAGATCCCGAGGCTATCGCTCGAGCTATTGAAGATTTACTTAATCAATCGAGCTACAGAGGTACGACTACTAATCGCGGCTCTGGGAATTACTTAGTAGTGTGAGTACGTGGCTACCTGAGTGGCGTATAACCGTCGGTACGACTGTTTACACAAACGTCCTAAGCGTAAATATGGCAACTGGTCGAGATGACGTCGACCTACAATGCAACGCAGGATACGCTCGTATGGAGATCGTAAATACAGATAACTCGGCCTTTGATATTGACGTTACCGATATTTTAACTCTAGAGCTAAAAAATAGCTCGGGTACTTATGTACCCGTGTTTGGCGGTACAATATCCGATTTTGGTATTTCGGTACGCTCCCCTGAGGAAGTCGGCTTTATAACAATCGGTAATATATTGGCCGTAGGATCCTTGGCTAAATTAACAAAAGCTCTGTTTCCGGATGCCTTGCCTAAAACCGAGGACGGCGATCAGATTTTCGACATCCTTAACGAGTTACTTATTAACTCGTGGTTTGAGGTTGCTCCGGCTTTACAATGGCAAGACTACGACCCTACGACTACGTGGGCCGATGCAGAAAACGTAGGCCTTGGCGAGATCGATCAACCTGGACTCTACGAGATGATTTCTCGCTCCGCTGATCCGTTTAGCAGCTATAACTTATGCGCTCAGATAGCACAAAGCGCGCTTGGTAATATTTATGAGGACAAACAGGGACGAGTCTGTTACGCCGATGCCGATCACCGTACGGCCTACCTATCGGCTAATGGCTATACGACTATTTCGGCTAATTACGCTATCCCGTCGAGCGTAAAGTCAATCTTACAAATAGGCAAGATCCGTAACTCGCTCGTATTTAACTATGGTAATAATTACAATAATCAGGCAACGGCTTTAGATGCTGACTCGATCGCTAACTATGGCCGCTATCAGCGCAGCGTAAGCTCTAACCTGCATAACTTAAGCGATGTAAATGATGTAATGGATCGTGAGCTAGGGCTCCGTGCTATACCTCGAGAGCAGCTACAAGCCATTACCTTTAGATTAGATAGCGGCGACCTGCCGGATGCAGAGCGTAATAAGCTTATAAATGTATTTTTTGGCGAGCCTATTGTTATTAACGATCTACCGATCAATATGTTTAACGGATCGTTTAACGGATTTTTAGAGGGCTTTGCTATCCGGGCTACGCCTCAGTTTGTGGACATAACACTCACGCTAAGCCCTACAGATTTCTCACTCGTTGCGCCACAATGGGACACGGTTAGCCCGGCTAACCTAGTTTGGACGGGTGTAAACGCTACACTCATCTGGGAAAATGCTTTTGGAGGTTTGACATAATGGCAACAGTAACGCCGAATTTTAATTGGCCGGTACCTACATCGACCGACTTAGTAAAAGATGGAGCTACGGCGATCGAAGCCTTAGGCGACTCCATCGATGCGAGTTTGGTAGATCTTAAAGGCGGCACTACGGGACAGGTATTAAGCAAAAACTCTAATACCGATATGGATTTTGTTTGGGTAACAGATGCAGCCGGTGACATTACCGGAGTAACCGCGACAAGCCCTTTAACGGGTGGAGGTACATCCGGGACCGTAACGGTCGGAATACAAAGCGCGAGTACTACGCAATTAGGAGCGGTGCAGCTTTCCGACTCAACCTCTAGTACATCGACGACACTAGCGGCAACAGCTAACGCGGTTAAAACTACTTACGATCTTGCTAATGGTGCTATCGCTAAATCTATTGTAGATGCTAAAGGTGATTTAGTAGCGGCTACCGCAGCCGACACCGTAAGCCGTCTTGCCGTGGGAGCTAATGGCACCGTCTTGACGGCAGACTCGGCAGAAACTACGGGATTAAAATGGGCGACCCCTCCCTCATCATCCGGGCCTACTTTTCAGGCCTCGGCAAGCGTACAAAATCCGGCTCAAAATACAGACACGTTAGTTACTTTTACTACTGAAAACTGGGACTCGGACTCTTGTTATGCAAGCAATAGATTTACGCCTAACAAAGCAGGTTATTACCAAGTAAATTACTCGGTAGCGCTTAACGATTGCGGCCGTGCTTATACGACTTTGTTTAAGAACACTAACGCATATTTACGCGGTAGTGACTCAGATATAACAAACTTTATATCACAGGGATCTATTTTGGTTGATATGAACGGCACGACAGATTACCTAGAGGTTTATGTATTGTGCCAAGGCGCAGGTGCAAGAAACGTAGGTAGCGTAAACCAATTTTTAAAACGATTTGATGCAGTATGGATTAGGAGCCTATAAATGTCACTTTACGATCAAATAATCGCGGTTTATCCTGAATTAACTAATGATGATTTTGACCCGTTTACGGGCGTAATTTCACTACGTAATGACTCAGACGGCAACGGTGATTATGTAGCTAAATGGGATTACACAAAGCCACTACCTGACGGATTAAAACTCGGCAAGTAATGGAGACAAGTTACAACGGCTACCCGGCCTCTAAAGATCCGGCCGAGATTAAAATAAAGTCCTACCCGGTAAAGGGTACGGATCGTAAGCTGAGGTGCGCCGAGAGTGTTGGGCCTCTCTTGGCCGCCTTTGCTGCGGAGTTTCACGAGTTGATCGAGCCAATCGATGAGGGCACGTTTGACGATTGGGCATACGCCTACCGCATGGTGCGAGGCAACCCTACAAAACTCTCATGCCACTCATCCGGGACGGCTATCGATCTCAACGCTACTAAGCATCCGTTAGGAAAGTACGACACTTTCCCGGCTGAAAAAATACCAATGATTAGAGCCCTTGCTAAAAAGTACGGCCTTAAGTGGGGCGGCGACTTTAAGAGCAGGCCGGACGATATGCACTTTGAGGTAGAGGTATCGGCTACTAAGGCTAAACAACTAATAGAAAAGTTAGGATTAAAAAATGAATAAAAAGCAATTAGAGGCAGCCGTTATGTCATATGTACGCGCAGCGCTCGCCTCCGTAGCAGCTCTCTATATGTCAGGTATACAAGATCCAAAAGTACTAGCTAATGCGTTTATCGCCGGGCTCGTAGGTCCGCTAATGAAAGCGGTACAACCTAACGAAAAGCAATACGGCATAGGCTCTAAATGATCCGGGCCCTGATAGGGGCGATAGTGGGGACTATCCTCCTATCGGGGTGCGGTTACAATGGGTGGGTAAGATATGAGTGCCAAGAATACGAAAACTGGACAAAGCCTGAGTGCACTCCGCCTCAATGCGAAGCTACCGGGACCTGCACTAAGGACCTTATTACGACAGATGAGTAAAGAAAATAAGCGGCTAACGCCTGAGGATATCCACGCTCGCCTTATATTCTTAATTGGCGCGGTATTAGCTTTAACCTTTTTTGTAATTACCGCAGGTGCCGTATACGCGCTCGTCTTTGTTACGCAGCCGGTAGGTGCTCAAGCGCCTAACGACCGAGACTTTAT